ATTTAAGGCAAGCTAACATATTAAGGCTTAAAGAGCAGATAGAAAATAAAGGTGCATTTGTTAAATGTGAAAATTGGACGCATCATGATTGGGCCATAGCTTTAATGGGGGGAATTTGGCGAGCTATGTAATTTTCTTAAGAAAATAAAACGTGGTGATTTTCCTCAAAGCGCAGCAATTCAAAAAATAGAGGATGAATTGGCTGATACACAAACCTACCTGGATTTATTAGCAAGTAGCTTAAATGTGAGTTTAGGGCAAGCAACTATCAATAAATTTAATGAGGTTAGTCGTAGAGTTTCAAGTAAAATACTATTACAAGGCGAAGTAAAAAGAACATGTCCTTATGGTGGATGCGATAACCCCTATGGAGCAAAGCCACCATGCGCTTTGTGCTATGAATAATGATTATAGATATGACCCTAGAGGCAAATAAACTAGACCGGCATATATTCCCTACAGGGGCTGTAGATAAAATTACCTCATGCGAATACCACGCCTTGCTAGACCGTGTAAAAAGATTCTGCATTGTACAAGTGATGAATGAAACAGGGGGGAATAAGTGTCGAGCAGCTAGGATACTTGGAATAAATAGAAATACCCTAGCACATGTAATCAAATCTCTAAAAATAAAGGTAAGGCAATGCTAAACCCAACTAAATTACAAAAGCCAAAATTAGAGCATACCCATTATTCATATAAAGAAAAAGTTTACCGGGTAATTGACGTTGTACGGACCAAAGATTTTTCTACTCGTGAATGGTTATGGGCTGTGCTATACAAAAGTGAAGAGGACGAGCTACCGCTTTGTGTGAGGAGTTGGTTAGAATTTAATAAAAGATTTTACCCAATACCATTTTAAACCATTAACATTTAGGAGATATATGAAACCACAAAAGCACGCAAAAAGAATGATAGCCCACTTAGGTCCAGAAAAAACCTACATGATAGCCAAAGATCTATCTAGAAAGGTTTTCGGGGAATTGGGAAGCTTTCTACCTAACCGACAATGGCCCTACTGGGCAGAGGTTAAGGCGCACGCCAAAAAATTTATGATAACCTCTGGGGCTTGGCCTAAGTTTTATTCAGGGGAGTTAGCTAATGGAAATTAAGCTGACTTTAGAGCCGAAAGAGTTAGGAAAAGAATTAGCTGCAGCGAGTGATGCAGATCAAGCAGAGTTTTTTAATTCTTTTGGGTACTGGTTAATGCTAGGGACAAAGTCTTTTCAAAGGCGTGAAATGCAATTTGCTTACATCACTGATCTTTTGGATGCTTCTGGCCGTGACTGCTTCATAGAGTTTGGGGGGATGATAGAAGTAGTCAAAGAAGAAAGGGCTAAAAAATAAATTGGTCTACTCAATAGAAACCCCTAGAAGCTCATCAAAATAATATTCGTTTAACTCTGGATGTAGCTCAGCTTGGTACGCAGCCACTGAGCTATCTGGATACATTAAACTTTCTGGATATCTGTACCCTTCCCGTTGAATGAAAGTCCTACTATGGTCTAGTCCTAATAAACAATGACCTAATTCATGGGCGATTAGAAATTTTTTTCTTAGTTGTCCTTTAGTCCTGTTTTTCCAACTAAATCGACCTATAGCTATATAGTTGCCTGTTATAAAATTACGGTGACATGTTCCACCTTTACCTGTGTCCTCATCATCTGACATGAATACAATGGGGATAGAATCATCATAATTAAACCCTCTAATATTAAATTCGTGTTTTACTTCATTAATTGTTTTAATAAATTCTGGATCTGTCTTTTTAATACCGCATCCTATGCAATTTGAAATAAATACCGTGCCTATTAAACCTAAAATAAGTATGTTTTTCATAGTTTCCCCCTATTTAGTGTCTATTATATATCGGTGATTTGTAAAATAATTATACCCTTAAATAGACTTAAGTCTTTATTATTGTAAAGATTATATGTAAATTGTACTGTTTTGATAAAACCCCTTGATTTAGTAAAGTACATCGATTACATTAGATAAAACAACCAAGGGGATTAAAACATGTACAAATCATTGCAGCACAGACTACTTGCAAACTTACTTAAGTCTATTGATGAGACTAGTGAAATATTAAATGAGTTGCGAGAAATTGAGCGCAAGGCTGTGGTCGAGGGTGATGATGCTGCTTACACGTTCGGTGCAGACTTTGAGTCTATCGATCATGAAATATTACTCGGTATTACTGCACGCATGGCCAAATCTCACCAACATGTATGTAATGGCTGTACAGGTCTTGAAAAGATCATAAAGCTTGATTAAGCCCTTGAGGCGAGTGCACTGCCGTGCGCTTGCTTGAACGACTTAAACTAATGAGGTGAGATGATGGCAAGGGTAACAGCTAAAAATGCAATGTTTGAAATTGGTGAAGACTATTATCAAATGATGCGCGATGGAGTTCAGATCGGCGAGTATTTACATAGTGAAGGTTATAATCAATGTGATATTTGCAATATGTGGGACGGACAAGACCAATTTGCAACTAGCGGCGGCATCGAAGGTGAAGCGACGGTCTGTGAGCATTGTATCGAACATAGTAACCATAAAGACGTGATCGAAGCACGCGACGTTTTAAAACGTAACAATTATTAAGTCCTTGAGGCGACTGCACTGTCGTGCGGTTGCTTGAATGACTTAACTAGTGAGGTATGATGACACAAAGACAACGCAGACAATTAACTGATAAATATCAACCAGACGCAGCCTTTAATGTTAGCCATTTTCTATTTATGATAATTGAAAGCGAGGGGATTATATTGTTAAACACGCAGAAGTACAGGGCTGTTCAAGAATAGTAACTAATATGACTTACCCTGAATCATCTTATGAAACAATATCAGGTGCTTGTTATGGTATCTGTTGTTTTGTGGATAGCATAGCGGCAAAAGGAAGGTAGTAGATGAATTTAAAAATATGCTGCAATTGTGACAAAATGCTAACGACTAAAAGTGTGATTCGATTAGGCATCCAAAAATCGCGTGCCTCAAAGACAATGCTTTTACTTGTTAATTGTATTTGCGGTGGAACTAACGTTGTAGCAAAACGTCAAAATTTAACAAAAGGAATAAAATGAATCAATTAGGAAAGTACTTAACTAAAATACGAAAATCTGCAGGACTTACTCAGAGGAAAATATCAGATGATGCCGAGTACACTACGCCTCAATATGTTTCAAATGTAGAGCGAGATCTTATCATGCCATCTGCTGATTACGTGGCAAGGCTTGCTAGAATGACTGGGCAAGACTACACATCAATTGTAAACAAAATGTTTGCGATTAAAAAAGAAGAGTTTTTGGCTGAAATTAAAAGGTGTAAATAAAATATTCTGATGATAGCTTCCAGCCTAGTCTATATGATTTGATATTATTTTTAAGGGTTTGGAGGAAATTTATGGGTTATTACTAAAGGACCTAATACTTTTAAGTAGTATTCTGATATTCATAAAGGTCTCATATAGAGGCCTTTTTTATTATCTTCTAGGCCCCTTGCCCCATCGCATATTCAAAGCAAAAGCAATGTTACGTAAATTATTTTCCTTTGTAGTAGTATTTTCTAGATTATCTCTTTGATTATTTAATCCATCCGAATCGCTATGCTCACAAATTAAATGATGAGGAGTATCCATAATTTGTCTATGCATTCTTATATTTTTCTTATATAGAATACCCTCAGATTTTTTACCCGTCCTGACAGTATAAGGTTTGTCACCATTGGCAGAGCCTATAGATACCCGCCATTTATACTGTATCAACCAATGAAAGTCCTCATCATCCACTTGTGCGTAGTAGCCTTTAGTTAGTTCAATGAGTTTCATACTACTTCCCAGTTTTTAAGGTCCTCTCTAAAATTAGCTTTTACCATACGTTCAATTTCTTCTTTAACATATATATGTGAATTATAGTATTTTATACCCTTAAAATTTTTGCCTTCATCTATCCACTTAATTGGATATTCATCGCCAAGTTTTGGCGGCCTACCTGATTTATCTAAATCATATCTTTGTATTTTGTATAGGTCATAACCTTTTAATTTTACTATTCTATATTCCATGTCAGTACCTCAAGTTACTTGTGAAACCTTTAAATACCTTTACACCATTATCTACTTTAGATTCATACCCTTTAGCCTCCAGCTTTCTATAAAATTGGGCTCTATTAAGCTTAAAATTTTTACCGCGTGCATCCTCTACCCATTGTTTAAAATGCTCAAAAAGCTCAGTAGCTTTTAACGAAGAATTTTCACAAAAGCTTACTAGAGCTTCATTGTCTTTTATATCTTTGATGAAACTTTCAAATAAATCATTTTCATTCTGCCAATCATTCAACATTTTTTTTCCACTATCTGGATTTGAAAAAATCCCTTTATATTTTTTGGCTAAATCAAACAGTCCTTTGATTGCAAAATTTAAAACGCCTTGTGGGTTTTTATTAAAAATGTAATTGGCGTAATCTCTTCTGTACTCCCCTTTTACAACGACATTAAATTTTATAATTGAGATACGCCTACTATGAGCCCCTGAACTTTCTAGAGTCTTTGGCAAGTCATTGCCACCAAACACATGTACAGGGGGCAAAGGGGCTAGTATATCATCTTTATATTTCACTTTTATTCTTACAGGTTGACGGTCCTCAATTTGTTTTATGATATCATCATTGATAGCTGCCCGTATTTTAATGTCCATAACAATATTAACAAGTTTGCCCACCATTGACGCCATATTGTATTCATCAAATTCAGTAGGTTGTACTCGTGATATATTTTGTTCAGATAAAAGATTGGTTAGAATTATTCCTACTGTGGACTTTCCTGTTTTAGGTTTTCCCTGCATAAAAAATATGTGAGGGAAAGCAGGCATGATACATGCGCCAAACATTTGAGCAAGCGCTAATATTTTTTCATCTTGGTCATCATCTTCAGCAAAAAGATTTTTTAGCATTTCTTCAAAGGCTACATTTTTATTTTCATAATCGTAATCATCACCATAAGACTTGCAAAAATCTAGCTCTATACGATTAGTTATATAATCGCTTTTTGAATGGCACCTAAATTCAAATATAAAGCTGCCGTCATTTTCAGGTATTAGATGCAAGGTGCCGTTTTTAAAATTTGCACAGTAAGGGTTAGAAGAAAAAAGGTCTATATTTTCGGGGGGCTCTGGTACCCAATTCATAAAACGTTTTAATGTTTGGTCTATCTTATTAGTAGTGGCACGTTTGTTATATGATAAATCAATACGTTGCTTAAGCCTTGAAATTTGTGAAGTCTTGCAATGATTCCATTTTGCATTCTGGTAAAAAAATAATTCGTTGCCCTGCTTAATTATTTTTCCATCTGTGTTGTAAATATCCAGCTCTTTATTATATGTGCAAGCAAACACCTTAGTTAAAAGGCTATCAACTACATCCATTTCTTTTGGCTGCTTAGCCTTTTCATTTTCAGCCATCATTTTCTTAGGTGCATCAACTACGTTGGGTCTTTTTTCAGGCTTTAATTTTTCATACAATGGACAACGTCCAGAGCATAAATCAGATTTTAGAGGGTCTTGGCATCCATGGTTGTAGTATTTCTTGCCACTATAAACGTCGTTAATTATCCCCTGTATTTCTATCTGACCTTTTCCAGCTATAGCATTTTTATTAATCCATGAGGCTAAAGTAAGCTCTGCATCTGACTTATGCTTGCCTGTTTTAAAAAGGTCATTAACGATAATAACAGCAGTCGAGTTTCTTTGTCCTACCGGGCATCGCTCATTAAGCATTTTTTGGACGCATATCTTGCCGTCGAATATTTCAAATGGAGTAGGTTTATCACGAGTACCTGCATCTTGTACGTCAACCTCTGAGACTTGGCTTGTGGCTATCTCGTTCACTAACAAATCGTGAGGCTCAACCTCAGAGGTTTCTAGGATGCTTCCTTGAGGATGATGAGCCATAGCTTTTATGTCCTCAATGTAAAGCTTATGGTCTGTCAGCACTTTATAAAGACTTGTTTTTGGATGCCTGGAATTTGGAACCCTAAATTTTCTATTGGCGTTATAGATAGAAGTATCAAGCGTAGGAAAATCTTTTTTAAGTCTATGAGCAAGCGAGCGTAGAATCTTTGTTAGTTTGCCATCTGCAGGTAGTCCGAAATATCCAAATGGCACATAGATATGAAAACCCTTAGAGCCTGAAAACCATAATTGATAATGCTTAAAGTCGAAGTAATCTAAAAACTTTCGGACATCATCTAGAGATTTTTGTAAATCATCTTCAGAATCAAAGTCGAACGGCACTAGCCCCTGATGAGGATAGACGGGCCCTACATACTGTTCAAAAGTAGGTATCCCCCCAGACTCTTTAAGTATGTTATTGCCTTCAGCGTCCTTACCAACTACATGCTTTAACAAGTCTCTTTTACAGTCGAAAACACAGTAATATGCCTCATGGTGACAAGGCTTTTTGATGGTCTCTGCTATGGCTACAGCAGTGTCAAGACCTTCTGAATTCTTTGCGAATTTTGATGACACAAGAAAATTATAAAACAACCTCAGCCCCTCAATTTTTAATGACTTATCCCCAAGCGCTAATTAATGTGTGCTCGACTACATCCCTAGTCAACCTCAATTTTATACCGCCCTACGAAATTATTTTTGCAGGGCGGTATTTTTTCAGTAAATTTAAGTTGCCCAAGGTGTCCAGTGTATGTCTAATGGCCGGACTTTAAAAAGGGGTAGTCATTGACTGAACAAGAAAAATTTAAAAAGACCTGTACAGATGCACTTGAAAAAGTCGAAAAGGACTTTATAGATATGCAAAATCAAGTAGTAAAACTAACTGAAATAGTTGATACCTACAAGGTTTTGTATATAGACAAGGCTGCAGATCTTACTGTATTTATTAACGCCGTTGAAAAACATATTGATAGCTTAAATTGGCGTACTGCTTATAGAACTAAAATTGAACTAACTAAACTCATCACAGAAGAACGGAATCGTACCCAATGATAAAGTATAAATATTTTCGTATCAGCAAAAATGTAGTTCGTAAAAGGCCTATATATGTTTGATAAGTCTCTAAAGATTCTACGCTCGCTTGCTCATAGATTTAAAAAAGACTTTCCTACGGATGACAAACTAACAAGGATTTCTGATGATCAGCTTAACAACTATCAACTACGTAAAGTTGCTGACTTTCTATTTGATGGTGATCCATTAGTAGCACATTATATGCATCGAGTACGTCAATTTAAAGACGGCGATAGAATTTTACTGTGGTTTGTACGTGAAAATATCAAAGGTAAAAAACTTGTAGAGTTTTTTAAAAATGAATCCGATGGTTGTGAAGGTATGTCAATACTTAGGGGCGTTGAAACAGCAAGGCGTCTGATGTCCGGTAACGTTGATAAACTTAGGGGCTCTGACTTAAAGGTGATCAAATGAAAACGAAAATAGAACTTAATGAAAAAGAATTACGTGAACTAGTGCTAGCTTATCTATCAAGACAGTTAGGAGATTTAGATTTTAATATAGACGACATAAAAATACAGGTAAAGTCTAAACAAAATTACAAATCAGAGTGGGAATCAGCAGAGTTTAAAGCAACACTTGAGGTGTTTAAATAATGTTATTACTAGGATTAGATGTAGAGACAACGGGACTCGATGAAAAAAATGATTTTATAACTGAAATAGGTGCAGCCCTTTATGACACTGAAATGGGAGAGATGCCTGTAAAACAAATTTCTTTTTTGATCAACGAAAAAGGTAGAAAACCCCTAGAACCTATAATACCTAAATTGACTGGCATCACTGATATAATGCTAGAAAAATATTCCACACCTGCACAGTGGGTACTCGGGTTTTTATGTGAGTTATACGATGATGTGGACTACATAGTAGCTCACAACGCATCATTTGATAGGGCTATGCTAATGTCTTTTATATCTAGGTATACTGAAGATATAAAACCTTATGAGTTTAAACCTAAAAAATGGATAAACACTACTACAGACCTACCGCTTGACAGAGAGCTATGTAAGTTTACTAACTTAACTTACTTGCAAGCATTCCATGAAATACTAAACCCTTTCCCTCACCGCGCCATTACCGACGTAATGACCATGATGAAAATATTTTTCATGTATGACACTGAAGAGATTATAAAACGTGCAGAATCGCCAACGGTAAGAATTTGGTGCAAGCCAGGATTTCATGGTAAAGACGCACCTAAAAAAGCAGGTTTTTACTACAATGGAGATGATAAGACCTGGTTTAAAGAGTTTAAAGAATGCGACTTAGATCAGGAAAAATATATAAGCAACACGTTGTACGACTTCCAGTATAACGTAGATCATTTAGGGGCTCAATAATGATAATAAAAGAAAATGAAAAACTCCCCGCATTCTATGGATATGCTTGGCGTAGAGGTGAACATAACGATAACGCAGCTTTTATAATACCCTTCAATTTTATAGTAGGATGGTTTATGTTTTTTAGAAGCAGACTAAAACTAGGGCCAAATTTAAATCAAGGTCATGAGCCAATATCATTCTGGTTTTTCAGAAGTAAAAACTAATGTTAAAACCCTACGATTTTCAGCAAGAAATAATAGACCGCTTTGAGCCTCACGATGAGGCTGCTCTTTTTATGGATACAGGCACCGGAAAGACCCTTACAGCTATAAATATTCTGCTAGGGAAATGGCGCAAACATGATGCCGCCCTACGCACTGTAATCTTCTGTCCTATCATCACACTGGAAAACTGGCGAGATGAATTTTTAATGAACAGCCAACTAGATGTACAGTACATCCAAGTAGTGGATGGTAGTAATTCTAAAAAACGTATAAAGCAAATACAGCAAGCCAAAAATAAGTTTGTTTTAATCATAAACTACGATGCATTAAGAAACGTGGATGTGATGGAAGCGATTATAAATTGGCGTGCATTAGCCACTATCGCAGATGAATCACATGAAATAAAGACCCATAACTCGCAACGATTAACCAACGCTGTGAAGGTCTCACAGTTTGCAAAATACCGGCAACTATTGACAGCTACGCCTATGACTAACGGACCTGCAGATGTATGGGGGCAGTTTTATTTTATGGATCATGGTGCCACATTTGGCCGTAAATTCTACGCCTTTCGTAGACATTGGTTTGATAACACAAATGAGGGATGGCAAGGCGGTAAGTCTTTTGCTAAGTGGGATTTTAAACAAAATAAAAAAACAGATTTCCAAAAACTACTAGCTGCTAAATCTGTGTTTGTTAATAAAGAAGACGCGCTAGACTTGCCAGAAAAGGTAGAGCAAACTATCAAAGTTCGTCTAACCTCTGAGCAGGGGAAGCACTACACAGAGGTTAAGCAAAATTTAATCACATGGCTAGAAGGTCAAGAGGATAATCCCTTAGCTGTTAAGAATGCGCTGGTTAAGATATTACGGCTAAACCAAATAGTATGCGGGTATATGAAACTTGAGGATGGAACAGTAATTAGATTCAAAGAAAACCCTAGACTCGATGCCTTGATCCAAACTATCAAAAGCTGTAGGCCTCATAAATTTATTATCTTCACAGTGTTTAGAGAGACCTATGAAATGATAGGGCGTGCGCTTGATAAAGAGGGTTTTAACTACGTGACTATACATGGCGGTAATTCAACCAAAGAAAAACTGGGAAACGTAGCTAAGTTTAATGATTTTGATAGCGGTTATGACATCATGATGGCTAACCCTCAAAGCGGGGGAGTAGGTATTAATATGAAGTCAGCCCCCTATACTGGTTTCTTCTCTAGAAATTTCAGTAAAAAAGACTACATCCAAGCGTTAGGACGAAACGACCGAGCTGGATCAATAAAGTTGTTCAGTAAAATAACCCGGTTTAATTTTCTAGCTCCAAATACAGTCGATGAGTATATTGCTGACAAAGTGCAAAACGATATTGAAAACATAAATTCCATTCTTGACATAAAGAGGCTGCTACTAGACTGTTAGCGGACATCTAAACTAAGGGGTAAAAATGAAAATTGATGGTCTACAAGAATTAGTTTTAGAGTGCCAGGCTCTTAAAATTAAGCATAAAGAAATCAAAGCAGAGGCTGATAAAAGAGCTTCTGTAGTTTGGTCTGAACATATGCAAAAGAAAAGTAAGATTGTAGATGTTCTCAAAGCACATGATTTAAAAGTGTTTGATACTGGGCAAGGAAAAGCTACTTTGAAAGAACATAGATCTTTGAAGATAGTTGATAAAGAAAGATTTTATGACTACTTGGTTGAAACAGATAGGTTTAGAGACTATGCCAACGTAACTGCTACCAAGGCTGCTAGTGTGTTTAAAGATGATATGGCGGTAGCCATTGAAGATAAGGACGTGCAGTTCCTAAAAAATGGTGTACCAGGCTTAGAACAGTCAGGTGTGTTTGAAGATGTATCATTAACAGGATTTAAAAAATGACTGACAAAAAATTTTGTAGGCCTTCTGACCATGTGTTTACCGTCGTGACTAGTGACAGAGGAAAGAAACTTGGTCGTAGATGTATTAGGTGTAACTATTGGGAGAAAAGAAAAAATGAAAAAGTCCACCAAACTAAACAAACAGAAAAGAGATTGGTCGATAATAAGAGCAGCTAGGAATTCTAAGGCGGGTAAAAATAATGTGACCCGTAGAGGTAATGAATACATAAAAGAGTTTAATGAAAATATGTCAGATATAATACGTAACTTTTTTAGCCCTTCAAAAAATGGGAATAGAGGAATTAAAAGATGACAAAGAAAAAAGTAACAAAAAAAACACCAAGTAAAAAGGCTGCAGCAAGTATAGACAAAACCCCTGCAGTACCTGAACATGCTGCGTCTGTAGCGGTAGTAAAAAATGAGGGGACTACACTTGTAGTAAAGCCTGCTTCAGAGCTACCTGCAATTCCTAGAAGGGCTCTGGGCGCAGCCGAATGTATGGACGCACGGGACGTTGCAATACCAACGGTTATTTTAATGCAAGCCAAGTCAACTTTTGTAGAAGATGAAAGCAGTGATATTAAGATAGGTGACTTTGTCCACTCAATGACTGAAGAGGTATTAGGGCACAAAGATAAAAAACCTTTGAAGTTTGTATCTTGTTACATGTTTAAAACCTACCAAATATTTCATGGCGAAGGTGACAATGCGAAGTACATCAATACTGAGGCTTGGACTCCTGCAAGATCCCTAGATGAATACCAATCAATAGTCCAAGTTGATGGCAAAGATGTAATGGAAACTAGAAAGCTTGTCTATAATCATTGCGGCTATCTGCCCGACCATACTCGTCAAGTAGGTGAACGTGTTGCTGCAAGTCCTGTAATTGTTAAATTCAAAGGTCTGTCTAAGAAGCATTGTAAAAAACAAATCAATTCATACATCACAGACTTGTCTGACTTTAATCAGGCATCATGGCAGTATGAATTTATACTAACGTCTAAGATTGAGGATACTGCAGAATACGGTAAGTACCAAGTCTGGCAGTCAGCATTAGGTGACAAAGTGTCTAAGAAACTAGACGACTTTGGTTACATCTTATACCAACGATTTAAAAGCCTTCAAGACGCTGGAAAATTAGAGGCGTCAGATAAAGAGGACCATACACCTGATGTCCAAAGTGAAGAAAAGCAAATTAACGAAAAAGAAATCCCTGCAGAAGCTAAAAAAGTTTCCTTCTAAAGTTGGGTTTACTTTTAAGACTAAGCAAGAAAACATTGAGCGCCTTAAAACTGAGGCGCTCAAAATTAACCTTACAGCCAGTAGACTTATAGAATTAGCACTTGATGAATTCTATAAGTCTGATAAGAAACAGTTGACGTTAGTATGATAGCTGCCCGTGATAAAGTTAGTTTAGACGAATGCCTGCACAAATTAATTACTGCAGATTTTAGGGCATTAGATACTGAAACCACGGGCAAGCATCCCTATCATGGGGACAAACTATTTTCAATTATATTCGCAGATGATAATGAAGAGTACTATTTAGATTTTAACAAGGGGGGCATCCCTAGAAGATACATCAAAGAACTAGCCCCCCTACTTTCTAAGGACTCTGCTCAAACATATTTTGTAAATGCTCTTTTTGATTTGGCCATGCTAAAAAATGAAGGTCTCGAAGTTAAGGGAAAAATAATAGATGTTCCAAGCCTTGCACGTGTAGAATATAATTTACACGTCGGTAAGAAGGTAGACAAAGATGAATCACTTTTATCAATGGATTATCTACTAGGTTTTTATTTGAAATTAAGTAAAGACGATAAGGTTTTAGAGTGGATAAAAGAAAATGACGCTTATAAAATTGATTTCTTGGGGGAAAAAGCGCCTGATTTTACTGTTGTGCCTTGGGATATTATTTTTCCTTATGGCTGCTCTGATGCTAGACACACTTATGATCTAGGGAATATTATTTCTAAAAGAATTGTTTTTTGCCATGATAATTTATTTCAAGTTGCAGCCCGTGAAGTAGCATTAACTCCTGTGCTTTTCAGAATGAAAAATCATGGTATGAAGGTCAATGTAAAATACACAGAAGATGCTTATCAGCGTGCAGTTAAAACTCATGATAATATTTTAGCTAAAGTACAAGGCATTCTAGGCGAGAAATTTAATCTTTCATCAGGAAAGCAATTAGGCACCTATATAGAATCACAAGGGATAATACTTCCCAGAACAGCTCCTACAAAATCAGCGCCAAATGGAAATGCTAAAACAGATGCAAAAACCCTAGAAAAATTTTCAGATAAGATGCCTATACTTGCAGATATAACCAAGGCCAAAAAAGCACTTAAGAAAGCTAACACCTATTATAAAAACTTTCTAAAGCTCCGAGATAAAAAAGATATTATACATTGTAATATAAACCAAAACACAACCATAACAGGTAGGTGCAGTAGCTCAAAACCTAACCTACAAAACCTTCATAAAGAGGCATATGAAAGCCCCGACATAGATTATGTGCGTAAATCATTCAAGCCAGTTATAGGGGAATTATTCTTTTTTGATTTTAAGCAGCAAGAAATGGTTGTCATGGCTGATCGAGCTGAAGAAATGAACATCATAAATAAAATGCTAAAGGGATTTGATTTTTATGAAGCCTCTAGGACCGTTATGGAGTCCATCACGGGAAGGGAATTCACAAGGTATCAAATCAAGCAAGTCTGTCTAGGCGTTGCGTACGGACAAGGCAATGGCCTTCTAGCTAAGAATCTGGGCATCTCAAAAGCTGCAGCTAAAAAATTTAGGGCAGAATTCTTTAAGGGTCTGCCAAAGATTAGGGAATTTACTAAACTGCTGAAACTCGCCGTAAAGACTAGAGGTTACGTAACCACTGCTTATGGGCGCAAGTTGCATGTTCCTAAAGATCTTGACTACAAAGCTATCAACGCCTTTGTACAGGGCACTAGCGCTGACATGACTAAACAAGCCATGATATTAATAAGTGAATGGTTAGACTTTGAAAAGATGAAAAGCCAGTTATGTCTACAAGTACACGATGAGGTATTGGTAGATGTAGTCTATGAAGAAAGGGCTAAAATAGTAGCTAACGTGCCAAGACTAATGATAAAATCATACCAACACATCCACGTACCAATGAGTGTAGATATTGAATACTCACCGAATGGTGGTACATGGGTAGAAAAAATTAAATACGAAGGGGAAGAAAATGCCGCATGATTGTAAAGGTAGAAAAATTGATTTATTTGACGTGATAAAAGTAGAAGCAATGAACACAAAACCTGTAAGAACAGTTGTCGGTACTGTTGTTGAAATGAAAGAAGAGCAACATTGTACTGGGCAAGTAAAGTTTCAAGAAATGGGCGGCTTAGTAAAAGATTATTTCGACGCTGATAAAGCTACATTGATATTAAAATGTGATGGTAGTGAGCCTGAAGATGTCTAGTAAAAGGGTTTATGTAGAGATGTTATTAGAAGATTATGAAAAAGAAAAGGCAGAGATTATCAAGCAAGCCAAAGAGGATGAGCGTAGTAGGATCGAAAGGCTTTTATCAGATGTTATAAAGTGCTCTGCTCCTAACCTGTTTACTTGTAATTGGCCTAAACAAAACATAATCAAACATGTTCGCAGGGCCTTGGGGTTGTAGTAAATGGGAAATAAATTTTGTAGAACATGTAAGCAAATAACTTTATGGATAATGCCTGATCTTACACCTACTTGTACAAGATGTAAAAAGACAGGTCGAGAAGATCGAGTAAAACGTTGTAAGGTACCTATGAAATGAGTAAACCCCTAGAAGCTGCATTAACTAAAAAATGTAAGAATTATTTTGAGGCCCTTCGTTTAAAACACAAGGGCTTTAAATATCACAAATTATCCGATAGGTTTACCAGTGCCATATTAGATTTTTATATTTGTTATGAGGGAAGATCGGTTTGGATAGAACTTAAAAAGGCCAGTGGTAAACCAAGGCCCCTACAATCTGATGAAATAAGGACATTAAGGCGTGCAGGTATAGGAGCCTTTTGGTCTGATGATTTACAAGACGTGATTGACTACATTGAAAAATATATCCTTAAATTATCTTAAATTTTTTAAGGTTACTACCCGTCAATGCGTAGTACTTTCCTGCGCAGCATACCCACCTAGCACCACTGAAATGCGGCGGTAGTGAACGTAAATCTAGATGCAGACCACCTACCTTCATACCTGAAAAACGCCAATCTGAGTAGATGCCAAGGCCTGTAAAATTAAATTGTTCTGCATGTAAATAAAAATCAAAAATATTAATGGCTGGACACATTACATCTACTGCTAAGCCTCTAGGATGCTGTGAGTTTTTGGAGTGCTTGCCTTGAGTACCGTATGAAATTATTATTCTGCTACCTACATCTTTCCGTAAAGCGTCTAGCTCGAATAACAAATCATGATTCATCATGTCTGCATTACCCCAATTTTCCTCACGTACAAAATGCTTTAACTGATCAAAAATATTTTTCATGGCTTAAGCTCTTTCGCTAATGACTTTAGATTAATAGATAGACAAAGATCAAAAACAATATATGCGATAACAGCGCCTAGCTTATGTTCTGTGAATTTAATAATGTATTTTGCTACAAATTTATCATCATCTTTAGTGCCAGTTTCTTTAACCTTTTTAATGATGAAAGTCATAGCAGGCTTTGCTACCAAACGAGCAGAGCCAATAAAAGTTGTTACGCCTGTTATTACAGCTAAAATTAATTCCATTATAGCCCCCTAGTCATGTGTTCACACATCGTTTTTACTGTGCCTGATAGAGTGCCACATTTTATTTTCAATGTTTCTAGACCTGTTTTCCTGGCATCCATTTTAAGCTTTAATTGCATCTCGACATCGGTTTTAGTTGGTGGCATAGGTGGAGTAAATGTAGCCCCATCATATGACCAACCAGGTCCGGCAAAATCATCTTTTATTATGTTATCGAAACCTGATAATTTTGAAACGAAATCAGCATTGGCATTTATCGAGTTGACAACTTTTCCGTTTTTGATTAACTGCCATTTTTCGGCGAAAGAATTAAAACAAAACTGAACCATTAAAATCATTATGATTATTTTCATCATCTATACTCCCACACAATTATTATCCCAGCTGCACCGGCACCGCCAGCCTTATCTACGACTGAACCAGCTGTGTATCCACCACCACCACCACCACCAGGAACAAAACCGACACCACCAGCATCATTATTTGGCACCACGCCCACACCACCCGCGCCACCGCTTGGACCAGCTGCTTTACCACCGATACCACCTTGAGAATTTGGTGCAGCGGCTAGGGCTAGACCTGAAGAACCAGCTTCACCTTGAACATTAACATCACCTAAACTACCCACACCACCGATAACAAAAGGTGCAGAAATTACAGCTACACTTGACTGTGTCGGATCGCCAATTCCAGCCAAACCACCTGTCGCCTGCGCATGTCCACCAAATGAAGATGTACCGCCTGCACCTCCGTTACCACCACCTGAAGCTGCACCACCACCGCCTGCTGCGCCGACAGTAACGGTTTCAGTCGATCCAAGACCCACTGTAATAAATTTAAGTGAATAGCCACCACCACCACCACCACCACCTGCACTTGAGAAAGTTCCAGCAGCACCATCTGCGCCACCACCTCCACCTCCACCACCATAGACCTCTACCATAACTGCTCTGGTTCCAGCGGTGGGTGTCCACGTACCTGATGATGTAAATATTTGAGTACCAATTAATGTGTAGGCTGGATTTCTGAAGTTATCGACCTTGGCAATTGTTCCCCAATTTGGATTTGACCATGTGGCTGTGGTTGATCCAATCCACCTGATTGGCTTACTCGTGTGTGCGCCTGTACAATACAAAGTTGTAGCGTCAGTTTCTGCACCTGCTGTTAAAGCTGTTGCAGACGCCAATTCATCGTCTGGGAATAATTTCAATGACAAACATATTTCGTCCGTGGTGTCAGAAAGTACATACATATTAATTGATTGAGGGACTGATGCTGTAGAACCAATAGAATCTTGCGCCTCTAAAGTAATTGATGTAGCTGCAATAAATGAAACCTCATCGAATCCCCCATTAGTTATTGTAGAGTTTCTAAAAGACACAATAACAGCAGCATCCCCAGTAGACGGGTCTGTAGAACCATCTGCTTGTGTTAGATCCACAACTAAATCGTTAGTACTAATAGCAACTTGAGAACCTAAATTTATTAGCCCGTTAGGGGATGCGCCACCTGCTGATATTGATACAGAGTCAAAAGATGTGCCATTAAATACCTGTAATACTTTAGTTGCACTATCATAAACTATATCACCTTCACGAGAAACGCCCACTAGTGGCGTAGTTTGCGGTGTAAGCCTTACAGTGCCGTAAGTGCTACGCTTGGCGGCCAAACCACTAGCAGAGGTTAACAAAATGTATAAATAAACCATAAAAATTTTCATACTAAATTACTCCTTGATATCCAAATGTCTACAGCGCCTGCACTTAGTTGATCAAGATTAGCGCCCGTTGCCTCTATTAATAATTCTATGTCTGTACCCACTGGTAGATCAAACCTTCCAAGATCAACTGTAACCTCATCGTTAGATGTACCGCTAACTGCTTGGAGTAAATCAAAAGATGTTAAGTACTTTTCAGTATCACCGCTTATTCCTATCTTGGCTGTTAAAACAGTAATACCAGTGCCTACAAAAGAAGTGCCAAGCTTTATCACTACTTCATGCACAGCCTCTTCAGTGATAGAAGTAAACAGCGTTATAATCTTAGATGTAGCTGCTGTAGAAAAATCCCCAAATACTTGGGCAAATTTAGTAGGGTTATTTATCCCTACCTCTAAATCTTTTCCTGCTTGAACAATACTTCTAAGTAAATCAAGACTTAAAATGCCTTGAGTATTTGATTGAGTAGGTAATGTTATGCCTGCAAAAGTCATCTTATAACCTCATAATTCATATGCCACTAGTTTTACATTAGTTACGTGAACGGTATCGGAAGCAGAATTAATTTTTATTCGACCTTTATAAGTATATGTACCTGCCACTACGACATCCAACGCACTAAACGATGAAGAAGGGATGAAAGTATCTGTCTGTGTTCCTCCGCTAACCCCAAAAAATTCTGCGCTTATCACGGTACCGCCACGATCAAAATTGAATATGCCTTGGCAAGTACCATTTGCGCTCACATCCTCACAGCGAATATTATTAATGCCTATAGAATTAGTGCCTTGTAAAAAAAGTCTCACTGGCCGCCCAGTAGTAGTCAGCGTGACACTAAGATTAGTTATGTCCACAGTTGAGCTGCTAGTAGTTGAAAATGAACCAGAACTAGCGGATATTTGCTCGCCTACAGCCGCTAGTTTATCTCTAGTTACTGCATTCCCGTTTATTTTGTCAGTCGTGACAGCACTTGCATTTATTTTTGAGGTTTCAATTGCAAGAGCTACAATTTCATCAGTGTCTACTGAATTTGTGCCCATTTGAGTAGTTGTTATCGAACCAGTTACTATACCGGCACCCGCTAAACCAGCGCTTGATATATTGACTACTTCAGTATCACCAATCTCTATACTTAAATCACCTGCTACCTCTTTTAAGGCTATACCGCTAGCAGTAGGCCCTAAAAATAAATCTGACCACCTAAGTAATGAAGTGCCTAAACTGCCTGCATCATCTGTAGCAACGCCAGAAGAATTTCTAGGTACCCAATTTTGATAAGTAGCTGTGCGCACATCGTTGATATCTGTTTTACGTACTCTGGGACCAACGATTTGACTCAAAGTTCCAGTACCAGCAAAAACTGCATCACAACTCATAAAAATAAATACACAACACAAAAATACATACTTCATTATTAAACCTTTCGTAATTTTAAATCTATTTCAAATCGATTTACACTAGGCTGAATTCTAACGCCAATCAATGCATAATTTTCAGATTCAGCAACTTCAAAACTTGTTAACTCTTCTGCATAATTAGATACCTCATAATCTGACACCTCATAAAATGCTTGATCTTCTACATCAACAACTAATGGCGGACTATCCACTTTTAATATAGACATTAACGCATATTTTATACGCTCTGAATTCATTGGCATTCTAACAGTAAAACGCCTTTCTGGATTTGCGAAAAATGACACGATTGATGTAGCTACCGTTGTACGTTTTGTTGTGTCAGTAATTGACGGTATATCTATTTCTAATTTCCGTATGCCAAACTGACTTTGTGATGTCGCATCACTAGCAGATACAGAGGAATCTTTTATAGTAACAAAATTTATTATTTGATCGGTGCCTGGATCAATTTGGCTAATATTAATTAAAGTCTGTACTGCAGTGTCACTAGTCGGACCTACTAAAGTTTCAAGTGATGAGCCTGTAGGTACTCTGTCTTTTAAAATAAAATTACTATTTTCATCGATAAATAAAATACTATTTCCAATCAATAATAATTCTTCTAAGGACTCTTTACCTGTTTCACCTACATAGCCTGTAGTCACATCTAATATAGGATTATTAGACGGGTTTATATTTGCTGCTAATACTGTTACATGATCAGTTATTTTAGTTTGATCTAGTATTGCTAAAATTGCAGTTTTTACTGTGTCAACTCCTGCAGTTAGGGCGGGAGTAAGTACTTGGTCTACAAGGGACTCACGTCCAATAACTGTAAAATTTAACATGTGATTTAATAAATTCATTTTAGTGCCACTATCATCCAGTAAGCCTCTAAAAATTTCTATCTCATCTGATAAAGTAAAAGTCGCATATTTAGCTATATTCCAAAAAGGCTCTACATCTGCTAAGTCAAAAGTAATTCTTACTGGCGTGCCTTTACGCGCAAATTTAAAAATACTTGTAGCTATTGGGACCTCTGAATATCGTCCTTTTAGGTTTGAGATTTTGAAACTATATGTAGAAACATTAACTAAACCTATTTGTATATCATTACGGTCAATTGCCTTACTGATAGCTCCGATAGATGCTATGTCTACATCATCGGTAATTTCTGTCCAGTTATCTATCTCACCATCGGTTTTTGATAGATTACCAAGATCATCAAAAGGTGCCACAAATAGTCTTACCCTCATCTTAAAACCTGCCTAAGTAGTACCCTAAACTTAATGCCATTATTGTAAATTCCCCTATTCTTATTGGGTCTGAATTGGCCGACAAATCTAGATACAAAAATATCTTTAAATCTGTAACCCTCTACTAATGGTATAAACTGTGAGTCATCCCCACCGCATGGCCAGAATAAAAATCCATCTACTTTGTTAAATAATAAATCAATTATATCTAAGTCTGCTTGTAAGGTATAATTACTAACAGCTAAGGTTGTACGATAGCCCCCTTGTCTATCAATAATATTTGCTAGCCCTTCTAACGCCTCTGTAGCGCTTGTATCTCTACCTACTCGTATCCCTCCCATGACGGGAAATCCCTTTAACTGCCCTATTTTTTCAGTGGTGATAAATTGAGTTAGTATTTTTGCATCATCGACTACAAACGTTGCCTTAATAGTTATGCGTACTCTTTCTGCATCAACAACCTTAACTGTTTCATGAAAAGATTCATTAGATGTATTTCCAGTAAATGAAGTTGTGCCGCCTGTAACCAATGTAAACAATTTGAATATAGCGCCGTCAAAATATTCAATGTCATAATCTTTAAAATTATGTCCAATTAAAATCAATGAATCTAGTTCGACTACACGGCCAAAGTCTAAAGTGTAAGTAGTGTTTGCTGCATCTGTAGAATCATCTGTTTGCCATGCTGAAGTATTTTTACGATTTACTGCAAGGTCTGATAACTCTGAATTTTCACTAGCCGTAGTTGATGCCCCTGCTATAAAAAAGTTTGGGTCTGCTTTATTCTTTTCAAAAAATAATAATTGTTCTGATGCCACTAGCTACTCCTCAATCCTAAGTCAGGTAATTTAGATATGCCTTGCGCCTGTCTACGAACTACGTCTATTTCAAACATCTCCACTGCATCACCTTTTAAATTTATAGTTAAATCTATTTCCTCTGCGCCTACATCTTCGCCTGGATCTGGACGCCCTGCAGTTTGTAAAAAGCTAGGTGTCAATGCTGCAGGTACTATTAGTTCCCCTGGTTCTGCTAATATGTTTACACGATCACGTTGCCCCCCTATAGCATTAGGAACTATTCCCCCGCCCTGAGCTTTTATAACTGAACCAGCCTGCTCTGCCCCAAATAAAACTATAGCCGCTGCTGCAGCAGCCCCAAGTGCAGCCCCTATAGGACCAAATTTAGCAAAAGAAGTAAAAGCATCGACTGCCCCCCTAGCAGTGCTTATACCAATTTGTACTAATGCAGAAGATTTACCTATGGCCTTTAACTGACTATTTTTAGATCTCTGTAAACCCACGAGAAGCTTCGATGCTTTGTCAGCATTTTTTACCTCTTCACTATTTACAACTCTATTTATTGTAGCAAACGTTGTACCAAATCTTTCTTGCTCAGCTAGAAAAGTATTATTTTCTTTTATTCTGGTAGCCAGCTGCTCTTTAGCAAAATCATTTCTTATTTTTCGTTTTGTCTTTATTGTCTTTTTAGCATTATCAAGATCTTTTTTGCTTAATGCTACTTGATTATCTACTGTAAGTTGGTCAAACGATGCTATTAACGCCGCGTCTTTTTCACGTTCTTCTATAAGTAATTCTCGTTTAGTTTCTCCCTCATCTCTAATGCGTTGTAGATCTTGTTCAGCTTTTTCATCTTTTTTAGATTCATCTTCTTCATCTTTTTTAGCCTCACCAATTTCGGGGGCATCTGCTTGTAGCGCCTCAGCAAAAGCTACATTGAAAGCGCCTGCAGTTTTTTTGCCAATATCCACAAGGCCATTAATCAAATTATCTTTTAATGTATCTAATCCGCTTTTTATTTTAGCAATATCAAATGTAAATACCCCTACTAGAATACTGCCAAGTGCAGATAGCTGCTCACCTGCTTTTTGTACAAATGCTTTTATAAATGTTCCAGCAGCTTTAAATGTGGCAATTGTAGCAGGTACTATTTTTTTGTAGTTAAGAAGTAAAAATCCAAGAGCTACAACTAAAAGTCCTATGCCTGTAGCGCCTGCTAATACACGCACTGCTGTAGCACTAGCAAGTGTTGTGATTCTAAATAATTTTAATATTTTATCGCCTACGCCAACTACAAAATTTAAAGCGCCTTGGCTTATTGCTGCAATTTTAGTAGCTGCATTTGTAGCAATTAATAAAGCCTTAAATTTTATATAGCCTAATGTAGCTAAGGCCACTATGGTTACTGTGCCAAATAGAGCAGCAGACAAACCAATAACTACAGCAATTGCCTTAATGAATAGGGGATTAAGACCGACAAATACTTTAACAATCTCTGCCAATGCATTCGCAGATGTATTAACTACAGGCGCAAATTGTTCTCCTAACACAGTGGCTGCGGCATCTACAGAAGTTCCTAACCTTTTAAATGCTCTTTCTGATGTAGCATTTTTTACATTTAATGCTTCGGTAAAAGTTGCAGCTCTTTTTTCTTCATCACCTAATTCTTTAATTTGTTTTTTGACGAGATCAGACTGAGCGCCAGTCAATGAAAGCACTGTGCCTAGGGCCTCTGAACTTCCAAGTAGCCTTTGTATCTCTACTACATTTCCACCTGTAGCCTCTTTTAATAAATCAAGAGATGCAATAAGTCCACGTTGCCTAATGTTCTGTAAACTTAATGCATCTTGTACAGCTGCAGATTCATTTTTTAATTTGCCCTGCACTAAAATTATTGCATTCAAAGCAGCACGTAACTCTGACGCAGCTACAGTAGTTGGTTTAGCTCCGTTAGCTGTTAGACTTGAGAGGCTTGCTAGGGTCTCGTCAAAACTCAAACCTAGCTCTTTACTAATTCCTGCTACCTTATTAAATTCTGATGCCAATTCAGCTACGGTAGTGACACCAAACTTTTGCGCCGTAAAAAACTTTTCTGATATTTCCCTAGCTGTACCAGCCTCTTTACCAAAAGAAGTGAACGTAGCAGCCAACGCTTTTACAGCAACATCAGTGGTTGTAGCGCCCGCTATTGCAAGTTCTGTAGCAGCTGTTAATGCGTCTATAGAACTTTCAGCTGCTACCCCACTAGAGACTAAATCAAAAAGACCTTGATTTAATGTCTCGAAACTTTCCCCGGACTCTGCACCTAATGAAATTACCTCCCCTTTTAAATCATCTATGCCTTTAGCAAGTGTCTTAGTAGTGAAAGATGATTTATCAAGTAAGGTAACTACATTGGTAAAACCTTTTTCAAACTTAGCAAAACGCGCAGTAGTCGCTGCTATCACGCCAATCAACGCAGTAAAACCAGCAGCGCTAACCTTAGCAGTTTTTATTAAAGCTTTTTCTAGGTCCTCAGTTTTTTTTCTGACCTTGTCTAGTTCTTCAGTAAAGTTTTTAGCTGTACCATTTATTCGTATTAATAATTCTTGATCATTTGCCATTTTTCAATTTCTTTTCTAAATGTCTTTGTCTCAAACGTCTTAAAAGGTTTTCAGCGTCCTTATTAAATTCTTCTCTTTCTTCTTTTCTAGCCCCTAAAGGCTGTATTGGTTTTTTGTATTCCCTACCGTGTAATTTAGCCTGTATTTCCATCTCATTTACTTTGGCTTTTTCAATCGACTTTTTCAAAAAAAGTACTTGTCTTAAAGACAAAGAGTAAAATCGTTCTAAACTATATCCATATCTTGCAGCGAAAAAATCGTATAGGTCCGCATAACAATGCGCTGAGCCTACTATCTTACCACTGCTCTGGACTTTTTTAGTTCTTCGTCCTCCTCTATTTCATCTTTACTAGGCTCTGAAGCTCCAAGGCAAGCGTTTAAAGCATTATATAAATCAATTAAAATGGTATTAGTATTTTTAGGGGCCTTTTCAATAGCATCTATAAAACTTTCATATGTTCCAAACAGGTCTTTTTCTTTTATAAGATGAAAAACCGTTTTAGACACTGCAGGTAAATCATTCCATTTGTTTTGTAACCTCTGGGCTAGGGCCTTTAGGCCGTCCTGTTCATCTTCAGTTTTAAACTCATCGTGCGCCCATACACGAGCATTTAAATCGAACTTCCTAAGATGATATGTCTTACCATCTAAAACAAATTCAGCGTCCCTAGCATTTAACTCATAAATTTTAGCGCCCATAATTTCCCCTATAAGTTTATTTTTTGTTGCCAGAGCATAATTTTCAATTAGAATAAAGTAAAACGTTTTCGTTAAACAAAGGGTTTTACATGCAAATTTTAAAAGCAGCGTCGAAAAAGACCAATGGAAAAATGGAGTTTGTAGGACTTCGCCTAAAAACTGAGGAAAAGAACTATATCAAAATGAAAGCTAATTTGTATACCGGGGGAAATATAACCGCATGGATGGTTTATTGTGCAATGAATTATAGACCAAAATCTATAGAGTTATTAGAAGAGGCCCCACAAAAAGTAAGGCCCCTTAAAAAATGATTATGAGCCCGCAGTTGCAGTGATTTTCAAAATCTTATCCTCATCCTCATCATACAAAAGTTTTGTAGTGAGTTCGGGGATAGCAAAAACAGTTTCCTCTAATGAAATTGGAAATCCTGCACCAACAACCTTAAACATTTCAATCTCAAAAAGACTTTCGTCTGCACGTTTTTGAGAAAGTGCTACAAGTCCATGTTCAGGAAATGTAGTTGTGGTTTTTCCAACAATTATTTCACTAATGCCGCCATGTGCAGCACTGACAGAGAAAAACGCAGTGTCATCTGCCACTAAAGCAATTGTGCCCCCCCCGCCAGTGATTTCTAAACCAAAATTTGGAATATCAGCAGCAGCAGACATAACTAAAGTAATAGGTGTAGCTGTTATTTTAAGCGCATCGTTTTCATAGGTGACATCAACACCTTTATCAAAAGCAACGTCGGTTAAAATAAATACATCATACGTTGTAGCAGTTACTGCTTTAACTACATAAATACCGTCTTTCAAATCAGCCTCAGAGCCTGCCTTAATGCCTACTGAGGCTATTCCAGTACTAGCTACAACACTTGTGCCCTTAACATTTACAATCGCTTGTCGAACAGTTCCAAGCAGAGCAGCTGCAGTTGTCGTTATAGTTGCACCTAGATACAGCTCAAACAAAAAGTCTGGCATCGATTTTACAGCCGCTGTAAACTCACTTGTTACAGTTTTTGCTTCACTTGCCCAAGCAAATTTATTAGATCCACCAAAGAGGTCTTCAAACTCTGCAGTTAGGCTAAGAGCACCACCACCCAAAACTTTCAAAATACCAAAAGGTAGTTTGTCAGCCCTAGCATAGGGGGCTAAAGAATGAATTCCATATACAATTCTATTTGTACTTAATGCCATTTTCTAACTTCCTTTCTTCAAAATAACTTTTTCAGTAATCAAATTTTGTATAAAAAGATTAGGCACCATTAATTTCACACCTTTTACAATTTTTATATCGTACTTATTATGCACAATATGAAAATCTTTTAATGGCATTATTTCAGTAGATGCCGGTAATTTACTTTCCTTTTTATCCATTTTAATCGTTTTATCCATAAAGTACCTTCCTATATCGCGGTCATTTTAGTACTTACTAAAACTCCCCCGGTCCTAAATTTTTTTCCTGCTACAGAGGCAGTAGCAGGTATGAGGCTTTCGACTTTAAACTTATAACCACGCTGAACTTCATCAACGTTTTTAGTTATTATTTGGCTTAAAGCGCGAGCATATCTTAAAAGTTTAAAAAACTCTGTTTCATTATTTGATGTGCCAGAATCTGGCATCACTACTTCAAAAAACCATTCTATATCATATAAAAAATTATCCTCTTGCTGAGCGCTTGGCTGAAGTCTTGATAATCCCCATACAACAAACTGTTGGTACGACCATACGCGGGGGAGCTGTGTTAAATACCAAGCCCTATCTTCTATTAGAGGTATTGCAGTATCATTAGTTGTTATTTCATCTGTAGTTTTTTCTGCATTAATTATTCCAATTTGTGTATTTAAATTTGCTTTAAAAAACACTTCTATTCGTCGTGTTAAATCTTCTGGGTCTCTTACTTTTACGCCCATTAAGCTACCTCACCTGTTAGTACTTGTGCTGCATATTCTACAATTATTTTATTCCATGCCTCAGCACGGCCAGAAATAAAAGCGTCCTGGGCAATTTCAGCAGGACCGCCATCAATAAAAATTATTTTTCTTTGTGGTAATATTTTTCTAGGTAATTTATCAGACTGATGAAATTTTGCATAAGGTACATCAGTACCCATAACTAATTCTGAGCGTCCAGCAAAAAACACAGCAAACGCAGAACTACGATTACTTAAAGACTTTTCTAAAACGCCAGTACGTTTCATCATAGGAAAAATAAAACCAAATTCTTCAGATTTTAAAACCTCTGCTTTTTCTCGCTTAGTTGTGAGTTGTCCTAAAAAAGGAACTTTTTCAGTAGGATTAAATCCCCCATATACTGGGTACAAGCCTTCAGATTTTAACGAAAAAATTTTACGGTTTCCCCTGTACCAATGATTACCAATTAAATTAAACGGTATACGAAAATCGGAAATTTGTTTGCCGATCTTCTTTAGAATTTTTTGAAACTCTAAATCATTTTCAGGAATGAAACTTATTATTTGATCTTCAGCCATTACCAGTTATTTCCACCTTTAGTAAATGTAGGTTGTGCTACTGCTGTATTAGATTTAAATATATTACTTGATTCTGGGCTTGTGTCTTTTGCCACTGCATCAGGTAGGGGAGTTTTAGGACGATCTGTACTTTTGGTTGTTTTATTTACTTGAGGTAAAAGGCATTGAATAATTTTGTTAGCTTTTAAATCTAAATTGCCCTGAACTTCACTTTGTAAATCAGCTTCAGCATCTACTACCTCTAAAATACCTTTGATTACATGAGCCACTTTCATTTTTATAATCTTTTTGACTATTAATACTGAATCGGTGCCTGTAATAGGAGTATCATAATAAGTAGATAAGGTAGCATTTAAAAGCGCTTCCTCTTCGTCTATAAACTGGTTTACCTCTTCAGTAGTTATAACTGTATTGGTATCTTCGTTGCTTGTATCGTCTTCTATGTCTAGTTTTCTAAACATTGATTGAATATCAGCTACAGCTGCATACACTCCCATACTTATCCCTTACCTAAATCAAAAAGTTTTTCGATATCTTTTGTATTTCTTGTCGTTTCAGTTTTTACTTTTGTAAAAGCAGCTACTATTTTTATAGAAGCTACCCAAATAGCAATAATAGTCCCCACATTTGATAAAATTAAATACCCTTGTATATTGTCCATCTTTATCCCCAAGCTATAATTTCTAAATCATGGTTCCCTACTACTCCGGGTTTTTTTCTATAATTTAATTTCGTGTTTTTACTTATAGCTATATGGGGCGTCCATGGGTCACCTACTTTTATAGTTATATATTCAGTTGAAAAATCTTCATCTTTAAAATTAACTTGAATATCTTCAGTACTATCATTTCTTAAAGAAATAAAACCAAGCTTTGCAGAACTAAATGTATGCGTAGTTTTAGCCGCAACAGCTGTTTTACGAAAAGTTTTTACTATGTTTTTATCTAAAACAGGCGCATTACCAATAGATTTATAATTATCTTCAAAATCTATTTGGTTTGCACTTCTTGGTGATGTTTTTTTAATTGTGGACTCAATTATAAATGTATGATCAACGGCAAACAAAAAATAAGTGTTATTAGCATCTACCCATTGGATAGATAAACTTTTAGTATCGACCACTACTTTTAATTTATCCCATTTTAAGTTTAAAGTACTGCTCATTATATAACTCTCCAATATTTAATAGCAGATCTAATAAAATCAATTTGTGTTAGGTTATCATTTATACGGTAAATAATATTATCGTTATTATCCCCTATTAATTCTATTTCTGGATTAATTTTATATTCCCCTGCAAATAAGTTATCATCATCAATAAATTGTTTACTAGACCCCAATACAGTAGCAGTAAATAAAAACGCTATGCCCATATTTGATTTAAAATTTGCAATAATATGCTCTACAGAATTAAGGGTGATAATTAAATCTATACCATTAACAAGTTCTGGTCCATTTCCAAAATCTACTCTGCTAGCTGTTCCACCATCTTGTATACCTAAACCAAAAGAATATAGATTCCACTTTTCCCCTTGCGGTACGGAAGCAATAAAATCAATGGGCGCAGCAGAACCATCAACGTTCATATCAGTACTACCCGCATCATCAGGTAAAACTATACTATGTGTTTTAGGCCCAGCATTTAATCGCCCATTAGCAATAACTGTATTTTGGGCAAGTTGATTAGATCTAGACCTATCACTTTCATTTATTACACCTTGCGTGTCAAAATGCGTATATAATCTAGACTCATCAGTTAAACCCATTACTTACCCTCTAAAAACTTTTCGCGTTTTTCAAGATCATTGCTCATTTCTTCTAAAGATTCTGCAAGCTCATCAAGTTCAGTTTCTCGTGCAGCTCTGTTACCTTCAAGCTCATCAAGTTCAGTTTCTCGTGCAGATATGTTACCTTCACGCTCTTTAAGTTCTTCATGCTTAAACTCAATAAACTCCAAAGACTCTTTTACTTGGGCCTCTGTTTCTGCAAGTCTTTTAACCTGCAGCTCTGTTTTTTTCTCATCCACTACAGACATCCTTACTTTTTTGCCGTCTGTATATGCGCCTACTTCTAAATCTTCAATGTTTTTGACCTTTATAATTTCCATATAATGATTAAACTGTATAGATTTAAGAAATCCACCTTTTTTAAATTCAGTTTCTTCATATTCAAAAACCTTGGGACGCATTTCAATTTTATTCATTCCAAGATGCATACCGCGTTTACGAATTTTTGCTGCAATACTGTCTTTAATTTTAAGCACTACTTTTTTCATTATCTACCTTTCAAAATTAGGGGGCTTTTAATGCCCCCAAACTAGATTAATTAGTTGTTAATCTTAATCATTTTCTGCCATCGGCCAAAGCCAAACCCGACTCTGTAATCAACGCCAAAAAGAAGATGCTTGCGCATGAATGCACGCTCACCTTTTTCAAGTGCTTCAAATCTTACAGGTTGACGTGTCTGCATAATCGTAGCCCTTACACCACCCATTTCAACCGCAAGATACCAATCATCACTTGAATCAAGACGGCTAGAAACAGTTTTCTTAGCAGCGCCTTTCAAGACGTTGGTATTATTGCTAATCAAAGTAGCTTCTAGAATTTCGTCGGCAACGGTTTCTAGCTGCTCTGGGATTACAACGCGCATATTCAAATCACTGCCGTCATTAATTGGCTCACCTTGGTCATCGGTAAAACCTCTGAGCCTTGCTCGAGCAGTTGTGAAATCTGCAGCGAATTGAGCAGTAGTATAAGGCCCCCCTGATGTGCCTGTAACAATATTACTTTGGTTTACGCCACTCTCTGGATGTGATGCAGAGAAAAACGGTACACCATCATAAGCTAGGTCAACTTCCCCGGCCAAAATCAAATCAAAGAAAAGTTTTCTTGGATGAGTCTTGGCACGTTTGGCAAGATCACTAATGCGAATATTGATAGCACCTAGCTGATCATCATCACGCGTGTTCCTATCAACTTTTAAAGTTGACTCATAATCCCGGTTAGGAATAGTGAAGTCAAAATCTTGCAGCCCGCTTAATTGACGCTCGTCTAGCCATTCACGAAGCTGTGGGACCTCGCCAAGCCATCCATACTTTTCCTCGTTGGCCGTACTGGACGCCGTCATGACCATGCCCATAATATCAGCAGGTGATTCCTGTGATTCAAAGGATTTTAAGAAAGCAGCCCTTAGGCCTTTTTCTAGTAATAATTCATTTGATAAAATACCCATTTAAATGCCGCCTTTCTTAGCCTTGGATAATTCTTTCACCGCGCAACGCAGCCAAAATACTGTTAACAGTCGTTCGTAAAGTTGCCATTTCGCCCGCGCTAGGTGGGTCCGTAAATGCTCCTAAATCAGCAATTGCAGCTTCCCCAATACTTGAGTGCTTTTGCAATCGTACAAAAACCTTGGTAGAGGATTGAAATTGTTCAATGATCCCTACATAAGGCAAGTCAGCAGCAAAAGTTTTGGTTATTGTTTGGTCATCTGATGCATAGACTTTTACGCCTACATCAGTCTGCGCAAAACCTGTACCTGTAAGAAGCGCAAGACCACCGGCAACGTACTTAGCGTTTAAATCGCCTGCAGAGCCCCCAGAGTTATCCAGTTTAGCCTCTGACAAGCCTACAAAGCGCCCGCCCGCTGCTGCAGCAGCAGGAGCAATAAAGCCTGCAGCATTCATCATCAATAAAGCACCACGAAAAATAATGTCAACCGCCATAGGCGACGTTAACTTAATACCGTCTTTTTCAGTTACTTCAATATCATCTGTTAATACAGCCATTAGTTACCGCCTTTCTTATTGGTTGTACTTGACGAATTCTTCGTCAGTTAGGTCAAGGGTTTTCGCCATCTTCTTTTCATCATCAGATAGCTGCACAATTTCATCAGTAATCACTTTTCCATTGGGTGAAACATTTAGTTTAGTGTTCATTTGCAACACTTCATAAATATTTTTACCTTCATCCAACAAAGTAAGCTGTGCTTTGTTAATCTTTCCCTCAGTGAAAAGCTTATTATGCATATCACTTTTTTCAGCCTTTTCAGCAGCTTCCTTAAGAGTCTTATTCTCATCAGATAGCTTAACGTTTTCAGCTTTGAGGTTAGTAACAATGTTAACGGTTTGAGCTTCAGATAATTTTAGATCACTGATCAGCTTATCTAAAACCCCTACCTTTTTTTCATGGTCAACTAAAAGAATTTTATCCACTTCAATAGGTCCTTTCGAGTTTTTATTATTTAATTCAACCATAGCGTCCATTTTTAAAAATGGCCTATTAGTTAAGGCACCGCCCGATAACGTTGGGCCATGACTTTCGCCAGTATGCTGATGTACGAAGTCCAAACTATACTCAGGGCTGAAATACCTAAATTCTTTGTCGCTTAAAGAAAGCGCACCTTTAGGTGTCCATCTTACAACTCCCAGTAATGACTCTTCATCAACTGATAAAAACACTTCTTTCAACCATCCCGCAGCCTCTCTTACTTCGTGGTCAAAATCTATGCTGATATCAACGCCGATTACATTCGCATCAAAATTATTTTTAAAACTTACTAATGTTTCTTTTGTTATTTCAATATCACCAAATCTAGGATGAAAACCACTCACTACTTTGGCTAATTCAATAATGTGAGGAACATCAGAGTTAAGCTTAATATTGTTATCACCATCTTTAAAGAAAAAGGGGTTGTCCTCAGTCATAGGCCTTAAGATGCCTACCACTATTATTATACCTTCTCGTAAAGGTACTTTTTTAATAGTTGAATCAACAAAACCCTCTGCCCCTAAGAGCGTGACAATAAATTTCTTTTTTTCATCTTCAATAGTATGCCCACCTAAAAAGTGTGCGCCTAAAAAATCATTTACTAAATCTTCACTGCTAAAAATATCTTTATCGAATTCTAAGCTTTGAGCTAGTGAGCCATCTTCTACGTCGTTATCCTCAATAAATTTGTCTACCTCTTCAAGTGCTTTGAAAATCTCTTTGTCCATTAATAATGATTTTAGTAAACTCATTTAAGCGTCCTTTAATGTAATTGAATCTCGTTCGGTCTTAGTTATGTCTGGCAGACCTGCTACATCAGGTAAGTTTTTAGATACTTTTAAATTAGCCCTTAAATATGTTTTACAATTTTGATGAAACCCAGGGCTTAAAGTTACGGCATTTGTAGCTACCGTTACAGGTGGATCTGTAAGCTTTTTACAGATAGCTGCGACTGGGTCACTATTGATATAAGTAAATGATGCGATATCTTGTATTACCTCATCATCAAAGAAAAAATCTTGTCGGGTTTCATTCACTAACAAAGTTGATACGTCTTGAGCCAGAGTCTCTGTAGTACCTGCAGCTATCTTTTTAGCTGCAGCATCTTCTAGTACTTGCTTAATTACTTCTGGATCATTAGTGCTACCTTCTACATTAAAAAACTGAAAAGAAACTACATCTGCAATATCTTTGGACTCTTTTTCTGACAATAAATTTGCCTGATTACCAATAAGAAGTTGGATGCGTCTAGGAAGCTTAGAGAAATCATTTAACTTTATATGTGCATAATTACCAAACTGTTTCAATAACACTGCATCATCTGATTTTAATTTTACGTCCTCTTTACCGGGTACTTCTGTTTGAGCCATGGTCAACGCTGAAACAGAAGTACGTGTAAACACAGCTTGTAGTTCACGTCTAAATTTTGCTTGCCCACCAATCTTTACATTTTTAGTTGCATTGATCTTTTGTTTTTCGGGGAGTTTTTTATACTCTCGAATAGTGTCAGCTATATATTTTTCTGCAATCATTCCCATGTGTAATTGCATAGTGTTTACTATTTTTACTTGCTCATTAATCATTAATTTTCGTGCATCGTTTTTAGGTGCAGCAGCTAATTCAATCGACAATACCCCGCCTGTTTCATTGTCATCATCTATTGCATGAGTATGGGGTTTACCTGTTATTGCTTTTTTAGTTACGGTTATACCGCCATCACTCTCTACCAATTCATGAAAATGTTTTTTACCTGCAGCAATTGCAGGGCCTGTAAGTCTGCCTTTGAATCTATGGTTATGTCCTACAATATGAGAAAGTTGGATTTTAAGTTCTACTCCGTTAGGTGGATTATCAGTACTGCCATCATCCCCCCCGTTAGGAAGCCCACCATCATCATTACTAGTGCCACTTGTAAGTCCACCATTTCCATTTCCATCATCCTTTTCACTTTCTTGATTATCTAATTGAGTTCCTTCAGCCTTTTTAGGTAAGTTGTGTATTTTCCTAGTATGATCTTCTAGAGCCTCATCAATCGTGATTACACCCGCCTTAGTGTATCCCGTGATAATATCCATAGTCTCTTTTCCAGCCTTATCGGAAATACCGCTATAAATCAATTCAGGATTAGTTTCTATAGTGTCACCAAAGTTCATCTCCATAAGGCTAGGTATTAAAATACTGTTGATAGTGTCTCTAGGGATGTTTGCCATATTGATTAAAAAATTAAAGAAAAAATCACTTAGGTCATTGGTTAATGCAAAAGCCCCGCTATTGCCCCCCGTACCCAACTCTAAAAATGAAGCTATGATAGCTCCTACCATTGCCTCATCTTCAGACTTTTTTACTACCTCAAATTTTTCGGGATCAAATGCACTTCCTGTAGACCAATCTAATTTCCATCCATCGGGTATCATTAAGAACTGATTTTCAGCACTAGTAAACGCTTTTAGCACTTCAAAGGCTGCAATGTATTCAGCATCATCAGGTTTTATTTTTGAAGGAACTATAACACTAGGGGAGTTAATCGCATTTCGCTCCATACCAATATACTGCAACTCTGTAGCTAGCAATTTTCTACGCCAAGGTCCGTACAAAATTCTGCAGATTGGGAATCCTATATTGTCTCCTTCTTGTTCATTAAAAAACAAAAGTAAATTTTCAGCTGGTATAAACGCAGTTACTTGAATATCTCCAAACGCTTCTTGTTTTATATTTATAAGTTTTCCTGTAATAGTGTCATGCTCCCACTCAGTAATAGTTGACTGTTTTCTAAACCCTAGTTGTGCAAGCCCCGTGTACTGTCCAAAGGATTTATTTTCTCGATTCATATGAACTACTTCAAAGGCAGAAAACCCATGCGGTATAAAAGTAGTCACCTCATTTAAGAACTTGTTCCAATTGATATCTTTAAAAAGTATTTGCTCCATAAGAGCAGCAGCATCAATATCTTTTTGATCATCACTTACAGGGGGGATAGACCAGGTAGCTGCTTTAATAGGTGCCTGTAAAGCTGTTAAAACTTTTCTTACTTGTGTGTCAGACCTACGCATTTTATCGTATTCTGCTGCAGCTTCTACTGATGATAATAATGTTACATGATCATTGGCATTATGTAATTTACCTATGACATCAGTACCACTAGCCCCTAGGGGCATATTATTTCTTTTAAGTTCTTCAGAGGTTTCAGCCATTATTTCTAGTACTCCGTAGATTTAATTCTTGCGCGTATTTTATTAAGTGCATTTTTTCTGCTCGTCGTTTTTCTGAGAGTATTTTGCTTAGGTTGTCCTATAAACGTTCCTACTTCATCATCCATATGCCTACCTAGATTAGCTAACCCTAAGCTATCAGAATCATCAGGGGATGGTTTATTTGTACGTTTCTTAAAATCTTTTTTACTTTCAATTACTATTCTGCCACCTGTATCATATGAAAACATAATCATTGGTAATTCTTCTAAATACGAATCTTCTGGAAACAAAGATAATTTATGCTCCATGTCTTGGCCCAACTTATCGAAGATTTTTGATTTTAAATTAAAGTACTTTCTAGAATCTTTTTTAAGCTGCTTTTTTTTAGTTTCATTGTCCGTATCTTTAGGGACAAATCTTTGTCCAAAATGAATCTCATAAATTTCTACATGCCTTGGGATGTCCCCTTTTCTCTGAGCCTCTAGAAGCTCATCATGCACGCCTGAGCCTATACCAGTACAATCAATCAAAACCTTTGTAGGCAAATCAGAGTACTTACTATCATTTATTACCCTAATAGCTTTACCTGACACTTCTGTAGTCTTTCGTTTACTTAGGGAATATTTGCCGTCTTGTATGTAGTCAATTAAATCAGTTATTACAGATTTATCAGGGCCAAATCTGGCCGGGTCTATTCCTATATATCGATACTGGGGATCAACTATGTCTAATGAGCGATTGATAGCTAGCTGAACATGAGAGTACTTTATTGCAGAATCTTCGTCATCTTCTGGAAACTCCCCAAATGCTTTTGACAATGATAATGGATGCTCCATACCCCACTTAGAAACTCGACTTACTACCCACTGTGCAGTTAATAAATAAGGTACAGGTTTTTTATATGCTGAAATCTCACTAAGGGCTTGGTCTTGAGGCAAAGCCTTTAGGCGCTCTATTTCTAATTCTAATTCATCTTTATTAGTAAACCCATTTGCTATCATGTTAGGGGAGTCAAAGCAGGATATTTTTACCTTAAACCATTCAAAGCCTTTAGACCTTTCAAAAAATTCACAACTACGAGTAGTAGGGTTTGCAATGCATACCCACTTAACTTTTTTACCTGATGTTAGTAGTCCCTCTGCCATTACCCAAATGTCATGGGTAATTCCTACTGCCTCATCAAAAATAATTAATACATGGTCAGAATGATAGCCTTGAAAACTTGATCCTTGCTGCTCTTTACTTTTTGTTTCTGCACCTTTCCTAGGGCTGAAACCTTTCATGTACCATTTTTCTTCAAATTTTAATTCCGTATCTAAGAGCTTACCAGTAAGACTATATCGTGCAGATTTAAAACCATCCCTAATTTCCCCCCATAATAAATCTTTAACTTGTCTAAATGTAGGGGCTGTAGTGATTACTATGGAATTTGAGAACACTGAATAAAACCATAAAGCTATTCTGCCCATAGTGTAGGTTTTAGAGATTGAATGAGTAGCATAAACTAAAACTAAGTCATGCTTTACAATTGCTTCAGTTATTCTGTGTTGATGAGGCCACCAATCTTTTACCCCTAGTATCTCGTTCATCCACATCGGCGGATTTTCTTGATAGGCTTTATTTAAATTAGAAAATGTACGTAGTTCATTCGCTCCCATATACGGCCTCAGCTTTTTTTAATAACTGTCCGTAACTCATTTGGTTTATACTAAGAGTATCTACTAAGGGCCCTTCTTTTACTGCGCCAGTATGTTTGGCTAATAGTTCAATCATTTTAGTTTTGTCTATCAACTTAAATTTATATCTGCTATACGATACAAAGCGCCCGCCATTAATATCGGTTTCATAAAAATCTAAACGTTCAATCTGTGTAACCATTTTTCGGATTTCATCAGGCATTTTCATCAAATCAGATTCTGATGCGCCTTCTGAGCCTAGGCATACGTATTTTACCAAATCAGCCTCTAGTACTGCTTTGATTTTATTAACTACAAAAGTTTTGTTTGCTAGGGCTGCTTCGTCTTGCTCTGAACAGATTCGATTTATCTCATCACGGATATTTATATTTCTTAAAAGGTTGTGTCCTCTGACACTGAAAGCATTATCCGAAGCACATCTAAATTTTGCGTCCTTAGCTGCCCGAGTCGCATTAAAATGCGAGCAGTAGGCAACTATGAAAGCTCTGTGCTGTTTTGAAATTGCTTCATCCATAGTGAATGATTTACAACTCGTTAAACAATTGGCAAGCAAAAATTACACTAAAGGTCTGAAAACAGGCCTAAAAGTCACCCTCACTAGGTATTTCTTCATAAGCTTTATTTTCTAACTCTTCACGTTGACCATCTGATATTTGTGTATTTTGAAAACACCTTTCCTTTTTGCAATACTTAAAATTTCTTCTTTGTTA